TAGTATTACCCGCGACTTCGTCCCACTACTTCGTCCCACTTCTCTCTACAGCCACCACGCCCTCCCCCCGCCGGGGGCCACCGGCCTCGGCCGGCGGGGGGGGGGGGGGGGCCGGCCGGGGTTGGTGGCTCCCCGGCCGAGGGGGGGGGCGCAACACGACGCAGCGAGTTACCAAGGACAAATGATGCTATACTTTCACCAGTGCGCGTCTGAACACGCTCAGCGACAGGATGGCCTTCAGGCGTTCCAAACGGGTTTTCCGCCGTTATAGACGGCAAAGGCGTAGGCGCTTACCATTTCGAAGACGTTTATATCGTGCTCGTACTAAAATTGGTACATTGTCTTGCAAACTTACTAAAGTTTCTCACGTCCAGGTTCCGAATACTACTACGACAGTTTGGACTATTAGTTTTAATCCCAAGGACTTTGCTGAATATTTACGTCTTGGCCCAGAATTCGAGAGGTGTAAATTTATCTCCGTCCGAGTACGTGTAATACCATGGCAGAACGTGTCGAATAATTCTACGTCCCAGGTTCCAAATTATTGTATCTTACCTTGGCATCGTCCTCAAGCTGCAAGCGGCGATTTTGAACATTATATGAGCGTTGATAAGGCTCGTTTATATCGCCAAACTCAACGCGGCTATATGTCTTTTGTACCGTCTACGTTAACTTTTACTGGAGATGTTGCGTCAGCCGAGAAAAAAAATAATTATCAGTATTTATGGAAGCCTACTATCATGTGGAATTCTGAAATTTCTAGTCTGCAACCGAAAATATATTGTGGACTTATTGCGTTTCAAGGAGATCCGTCTATGGAAGGAAGGAATTCGGATTTTAATATAGTAATAGATTGTATGGTTAGGTTTAGTAATCAATCTTTATTGTAATTGGATAAAATGTTTTTTGATTGTAAGGCGTCTTTCGAACGCTACATTGCTGTAGTTACTAAATTTATATAATAAATCAGTATCAATATTTGATGTAATCCAGATGTGTTTGCTTGTGAATTCTTCGAACCCTCCTTTCACCTGTACTTTGTATGGGTACCGGTCCATTATTTTCAGCATTTCGTCATACTTGATCCATCCGTAGAAGTCATCGATGATTACACACGTTTGTTGTCGGTATCCATCCCACCATAGTCCTCTTGGCTTGTAGTAGATTGATGTTGTTGTAATTTTTTCTGCTTCTTCTAAGGCTGTGCGGCTCTTTCCAGTTCCTGGAGCACCCCAGTAGTAATATACGTCTGTTTTGAATCTGCGTGCGCATACCGGACGTAAAATGGATTGTAATTTCTCAATTCCCCGAAAGTAACGGATGTATTCAACAGGGTGTTTGGTGGCAATGTCTTCCAGCGTAGGTGGTACTTCTGATTTTGTGATGGTCTCCACGACTTGCATAAGATCAGATCGTTTTCCTTGTTTGCTTGGAATGCCCGATTCAAAAAAAATGCCTGACTTAGAACAGTATGTTTGGTTATCAATGTCGGATCCATTTGCCTTCTCAATATGGATGCTGTTATCGAGATCCCTTTTGATGGCGTTAAAGCGAGTGGGTTTATGAAGGTTACAGAATCCTTGTAGGTGAAGGGTACCTGTATTCGGACAGATTTCCTCTCCAACGATGCCATATTTGCACTTGTTTTTGATGAACTCTTCACACTTGGTATATGCTTCGAGTGGATAGTTATTCCACGTAAAGCAGAAACGCCGTATTTTCGCATTCGCCATTTGGGACGAACTGAAGTCGCGGTA